AGTGCTATACGAATTAAGCAAGAAGAACACATGAAATATGCAGTACAAACTTTCTTTGATATAACCGCAACAGGCATCACAGGACATTTTAAACCAGCAAAGATTCCATTCCGCGATGACGCTGGCAACACAATAACAGATCTAGAATCATGGACCCGTGCACGTAATCAACAGCGCAACTGGGAAACCATAACACAAATACTCGGACTAAGAACACAACTGTTTCGTTTGCAAACACCTGTGTCAGACACAACCAACAGTGCATGGATGTTTGAATTTGAAACCGAAACTGATCACATCTACGGCGACGATGCAGATCCAACTCGTGTGTTGAGATCTGATGCAGACGGTGTTCCTATGCTGGTTGAACTTGACAACAGGCCCGAATTGTTACCCATGCTGGCCACATCTGGCCCGACTCAGAATATATGGTTTACACTAATCTCCATAAATACTTCAACGGAGACTTAGATGGTTGATACTACCAATATAGAGAAAAAAAGTTTGGAGGCACATGTGGAATTATGCGCAGAACGTTATAATGCTATGGAATCAAAACTTGACGGTGTGAATGCTAAAATTAACAGATTAGACGCGGTAGTGTGCGAGGTACGCGATCTAGTTCAAAAAATGAACTCACGTCGTAATGAACAAATAATGACCTGGGGCCTTAGCACCATTGGTGTATTGTTGGCCATCATTGGATATTTTCTTGTGACTTTTGTTATTAAATGATATTAGATAAAAAACTTAAATCGTTGTTCAAAGACAACTTTGCTGCACTACAACCAAATAGTATTTTAAAAAACGAAACAGGCGAATACGAAGTATTTGGACGTTATCGTATTGTCAAAGAACCGCAGGGTTATAGAGTGTATTGCTCATTGACCGAAGTCGGGCTTTTTCACAGTTCACGAGCAGCGTTAAGCTGGTGCATAGCCGACAAATTTGAACAGTACAACAAAGCCCGGGATATACTGAATTTAGACAATAACTTACATTTTTTAACAGTAGATATTACCACAAGAGCGTTGGTTGGCGATCGTATAAAAAATGCCGAACAACACGAAATTATACTCACTAAGTTAGAAAATAAAATTATACAGAAAAAAGAGATAGAAAATAGGTTAGCCGATTGTGTTAATTGGGCTAAATATTATCAACAACGAGGATTCGATAATGAAACTGCAAGACTTGGCCATACTGCCACAAACAAAACAAATCGCTAAAGTATTCGAAAGTTACTTTGGTAAAAGTATTACCTTTGAATCTATTTCAAAGCGTCAAGCAAATGCTATGCTAGGAAAAGTTCGCGGATTGATCAGTGAGCATCGTGGCACACCTGCATATCACGGCAGTGAGAAAAGTTCTGCTTACTTAAAATTGGTGATGATGGAACAAGTGCTGACCAAGAAGATTCGTGAAGAATTTCCTGCCACAGCAGGTGGCGGTGTCGGCACTGGTGCAGCAGATGCCAACAAAGCCAAGCAAGAGATTAACAAGATTCAAGACCCCAAACTCAAAGCTGCAATGACCAAGACAGCGGCCGGTCAGAATCTTACACCAGACGAACAAGAAATGGTAAAAGCCACAGCATTACAAGCAGTGACCGCCGAAAGCCGTCGTCGTTTGGGTCGTCAGTTGAGTGAAAGTGAAGTCCAACAAGCTCAAGTTATTCTTGCCAGCCAAGACATGGTTGACCAAGTGCAAAAAATGATTGAACAAATCACTTCATTGCAGTTCAAGGATTTGCCTGCGTTGGTTGATCAAATCCGTAACGAAATTGGCTACGAGCAAGCAACACAATTCAATGCTGATGCAACTGCTGCCTTGGGCGGTATGGTACAAAACTTGCAAGGTTCCAAAGCACAACTCGAAGGTGCCATGGGAACAGTAACTGGTCAAGCTCCTGTAGTTCCAGGCGTAACAGATGTTGATGCCGAATTACCAGTTGACCCAATGGCCGATGCTGGCGACGAGTTAGACTTGGACATTGACGCAGAAATTGATGATGAAGAAGTTGATGCAGAAGAAGAGCCAGTCAAAACCAGCTTGGGTCGCGGTCGCAGATAATGCGTTTACATGAATTTGTTGAATCAAGAGCTGATGCCCAAACACTTGCGGCATTGGCTACCTTTCTTGCTGACAGGGCAGACGACGAAGCAGCATCAAAACAAATTAGTAAGACTGCATTTATTGAACTGGCACAGTCAATGGGTGTCAACGTAACAGATCAAAATATCAGCGACATGGTCAGTGCCGCACCACTTAGCAACATACTCAATCCAATTGACCCAGGCTCCGACATTGTGAGTTTCAAAGGCGATACAGAAGCCGCAACTGGAATGAGCGTTGACCAAGCACAAGAAGTTGTCAACAGCAATGCCAAGGCAGCAATGAAGCGTCGGCAATAACCCTATTAATCCAAAAGACTAGTAAATACACCAAGAACAATGTATAATACAACATGTACATTGTTTGAAACAAGAACAATGTACATACGGTAAATTGTAACAATCAGTAAAATTAACATAAAGAAAAGAAATATCAACATGGCATCAGGTAAAGTAAAGTGGTTCAATGAGACCAAGGGTTTTGGGTTTATTACTCCAGACGCAGGCGGCGAAGAGTTGTTTGCCCATTACTCAGCAATCCAAACAGAAGGATTCAAAGTACTCAAAGAAAACCAACGTGTGACATATGATGTCGTGCAAGGACAAAAAGGCCTACAAGCCTCAAATATTACTCCCGAGTAAAACAAAAAAAGCCGGGTTACTCCGGCTTTTTAATTAAAGGACCATACGTATGGCATATTCAGAGAAATTATTAGATCACTATGAAAACCCACGCAATGTAGGTTCGTTTTCTAAAGACGATGCAGACGTTGGCACAGGCATGGTTGGCGCACCTGCTTGCGGCGATGTGATGAAACTTCAAATCAAGGTAGACGAAAATGGTATTATTAGAGACGCTCGTTTCAAGACATATGGATGCGGTTCAGCAATCGCCAGTTCGTCGTTGGTTACAGAATGGGTCAAGGGCATGCATATCAACGATGCTACTCTTCTTAGTAACTCGGAAATAGCCGAAGAATTAGCACTACCGCCAGTTAAAATTCACTGTTCGATTTTAGCAGAAGACGCCATCAAAGCAGCAGTAGCAGATTATCAAGCCAAGCATGCTGACGTTAACTAAGCCAGCAATTGAAAAAGTTCAAAAATCAATAGCCAAACGAGGACAAGGCGTAGGAATTCGAGTTGGCGTTAGAACTACCGGTTGCAGTGGACTGGCTTATGTGTTAGAATACATAGACAAATACATTCCTGAAGATAGCACAATTAACTATTCACAGGAAAAGTTTGTTGTATTAGTAGATAAAAAAGATGTTCCGTACTTGAACGGTATTGAAATCGACTATGTTCGCCAAGGCCTTAACGAGGGCTTTGAATTTAACAATCCAAACGAACGTGACCGTTGCGGTTGCGGAGAATCATTTAGAGTTTAATATGAGAGTAAAATTTTGTTCGCATAGTCTAACACAAATAATCAAGCATGAAAAAGTCAGTGTAAATCCTGCATGGCTCTACATGCAAAAATGGTACGAACTGCATGGAAAAAATCCCAATGTAAAATGGTTGCTTCCTGGAATTGTATTATTAGATCCAATGGATGTTGTAATTGATAAAATTGTGCAAGAACAACCTGATATTTTGGGACTTGGATTATATGTTTGGAACTTTGACTTGCAATATCACATTGCCAGAGAAGTTAAAAAACAATTACCAAATATAATTATTATCTGTGGCGGACCGCAACTATCTGTACACAAAGAAACAGAGACTGACAACCAAGTTGATTTTTTCATCAACCATCCATACATAGACTATGTAGTGTATGGCGACGGCGAAAAACCATTTCAACAAATCATTGATTATCATTCCGGGCTCCTGTCCAACAAAGACGAGTTTATTAACATTATTGAAAATGCCAATGGTTTAAGAAAAATATATCCGCACGAAACGTTGACAGATGAACTCTACCTAAGTCAAAGTCCTTATGTGAGTCAAGAAGCTCATATGGTCGAAGTTCGTGATCATCTAGCAGCTCATGGAATTCCTTTCAAATACCAATACTGGGCCATTGAATTTGCTCGGGGATGTATGTATAGTTGTACATTTTGTGATTGGTCACAAAATTTAACTAAAAAAGTCAAACGTCGTACACACAATTGGAAACATGATATTGATTTGTTCTATCGACTAAATGTAGCCATACGAGAAACAGATGCTAATTTTGGACAATGGCCAGATGACATAAAAGCGTTTGATTATGCAATTTCTTTATATGATCCTAGCCGTAGTTTTTCTTTTATAGTGAATAACACACCCAAACTCAAGAAAGATGTAACCGAGTATATTATTACTCAAAATAGTCTTGTGTATGATGTTCCGCCTGTGATCAATCTTCAAGATGCCGATGAAGATGTATTAAAGGCAATCGATCGTCCAGCGGTTCCGTGGGAAGCTATTGTTAAAATGACAAACAATCTAAGAAATAACTTACCGCCTGAAAAATTTCGCAAGACAGAACTACAATGCATAGTGGGGTTACCGGGACAAACAGTTGACAGTCTAATTAATTCTTATGTTAAGTTTTTTGAATTAGGGTTATTAAGGGCTACATGGGCTAATTGGTCATTTTTACCAAACAGTCCAGCAGCTGATCCTGGTTATCAGAAATTCTGGGGGCTTGACATCAAAGAAGTGTATTTTTCGTTTGAGGACCGTGTTGTGCCAGATCTTGAATTACTGTATAGCGAGTTATCGTCAGGCACTAACCTGTCAGACAAATTTTATAAAGTACCAATGGTGGTCGGGCATAAAACAATGAAAATGCTAGATTTATGGACTGCACAAATACTAGAAAAAAAATGGAACGAGCTCATTGGCCGTGTAAATTTGGTAGAAAAATACAATAGTTCTCAGGTAAGAAACATACTAGGTAAATTAAAAATAAAAGCAATAAAAGAAGCAACTGCACAATATAATATGCATCAACCGCACATCGACAAGCATGGTATTGTTGTATGGGGGCATTATCACACTGAATCAAAACTCATATACAAAGGTCTTTAATTAATGTACAATCCAAAGTTTGACTACCACTCGCTTACCAGAGAACAAGTGGATGGAAAACGTCTGTATGCCACACCTGATGGCAGCAGAGTCCCTAGTGTGACTACCATCCTGGACAAGACCAAACCTGCAGAAAGTCGCATTGCACTGGCCAACTGGCGCAAGGCAGTGGGTGAAGCAAAAGCACAACAAATCACAACCGAAGCTGCCAACCGCGGCACACGCATGCACACCTATCTTGAAGACTATGTAAAAACAGGCAAGATCAAGGACAAAGGCACCAATCCGTTCGGGTGGGCAAGTCACGCCATGGCCGAAGTGGTCATTGATCAAGGTCTTAAAAAAGTCGACGAGTACTGGGGCGTAGAAGTTCCGTTGTATTTTCCCGGAATTTATGCAGGCACCACCGACTGTTGCGGATTGCATGAAAATCAGCAAAGCATCATTGACTTCAAGCAAACCAATAAACCCAAGAAACTTGAGTGGATTGAGGACTATTTTTTGCAACTCTGCGCCTATGCAGAAGCACACAACGAAGTGTACGACACACAAATCAACAAGGGTGTTATCCTTATGTGCGTCAAGCCTGCTACAGACGACATGGGCAATATCATCAGCGAGCCGCAGTATCAAGAGTTTGTGATCGAAGGTGCAGAATTTGACCACTGGAAAACGCAATGGTGGAAAAGAGTTGAA